GCGGATCAAGAAGGGTCCATCATCGTCAGCGCAGATAAAGACTTTGAGACAGTCCCTTGCCAGTGGTTTAACTTCCTTAAAGGGGAGTTGCGAACCATCACTCCAGAACACGCCCGTAAGTTCCATCTCATGCAAACCATCATGGGAGACAGCACGGACAATTACTTTGGTATTAAAGGTGTTGGCCCAAAGACAGCCGAGAAGATGTTGGAGAAAGACGGTTACACTTGGGACACGGTTATTGCTGCTTACGAAAAAGCTGGACTAACCTACGACGATGCACTAATGAATGCACGGTTGGCTTACATCCTACAACACCAAGACGTAGACCACGAAACGAAAACCATCAAGAAACTATGGACACCCCCACAAGCATAACCACAGACTCACGAGAGTATTTCAAAGGCTTTCGGTACGACAGTGTTTTATCACCAGCGAAGATCCCAGATTCTGGGGAACGCTCAGAGTTCAACACAGGTGCAGTGAGGGATGCCTCGTTTGGCAAGGGGATTCCTTCGGCTATCCCACCACGGGCTTTACTGAAGCTTGCAAGACGCTTTGAGGACGGAGCAGCCAAGTACAAGCGGGACAACTGGAAACAAGGTATCCCATTGAGTCGCTATGTGGACAGCCTGTATCGCCACCTGTGGGCATTCATGGACGGAGACGATACCGAGGATCACCTTGGTGCTATCATTTGGAACGCCGTGTGCCTAAGTGAGACAGCGGATTTGATTGCTGATGGTGTCTTACCCGTTGAGCTTAAGGACATTTAGCGCACTATTAGGATCACCATAATGGACGAGTATTCAATATTCCCTGCAATTTCTTCCCAGCTTATAAAGGCTTTGGAAGAAAGGTTTCCACAAAAGGATTTCACTCCGAGTGATACTTGCAGGGATATTGATTACCACTGTGGGGCGCGGAGTGTTATTAGGTTCCTTCATCAAACGTATGATGATCAAAACGAAAATATTCTAAACCAATAAAAACTAAAACGATATGTGCTTCTCATCTCCTAAAATGACGGCGGCTGCTCCACCCCCACAGGCTCCACCACCACCAACCCCAGTGGCTGAAACAGTCCAAGCTCCTTCGATGCCCACTGAGGCCAAGAAGCGTACGGCGGGTATCTCATCGCTTATCATCCGTCGTCCTACGGTTTCTGCTGGTTCCTCTGGGACTGGCGCAAGCATCAACTACTAAACTAATATGGCTACCTTTAACTACTCCCGCACGGTTCTCTTTGCAGAACTCACTGGCGGCGCACTTAATATCGACGTTACTGGTAATGGTAAACCTTCGGGCTTTGCTGTTGCAGGAACATTCTCTGGGGCAACCGTGAAACTCCAGCAACTCATTGGTTCTACTTATGTTGACCTTGGTCCTGAAACAACCCTGACTGCCAATGGTGGTGGTTTGTTTGTTACCCCGATTGGTTCGCTTCGTGTTGCAATCTCAGGAGCCTCTGCTGGTTTCTCTGTGACTGTGATCATCAAGCCCATCGAACTGTAAGCTACACCTACAATGGCCCGTCATCGAAAGCTCACCCAGAAATTCGCTGGTTTCCCAATGTTTAAGTTGGGAACCAGCGGAGATACTTTTCCAGTTACCTCTCCGTTTACTACGGGGTTTACTGGATACGGAGACGGCCTTTCCCTCGACCTCCAGTTCGCCACCGACAAGACGCTGACGGCACGCAAAGGCCCGACTCCGGTGTTCATCCGTGGTAGCACTGGCACATTCGTGGGGAGCAATGGCTTGATCCAATCTGCTGCAATCAACGCCCCCCGCTTCGATCACGACCCGATTACCTTGGCTTGCAAAGGGCTTCTCATTGAGGAGTCGAGGACGAATGTCGTGCTTCAGAGTGAAACAATTGGAACTACTTGGACTCAAACAAACATCAGCGTATCCTCGAATGTTGCGGTTTCTCCAGACGGGGGTACAACTGCTGATAAAATCGTTGAAAATACGGCAAGTGCGATTCACGGTATTGATCAATCAACAACATTCACCGCTATCCCTTACACATTTTCGTTTTATGCGAAAAAAGACGGACGCATATGGGTTAGGGCATTTTTAAGTGGACTAGCAAGCACATGGTTCGACATAGATAATGGAACCTTGGGTACTGTTGCTTCTGGATTTACAGCATCAATAACAAATGCTGGCAACGGATGGTGGAGGTGTTCTATTACTGGGACTGCTTCTGCTGGGACTTTATCAAGTGGCGTAAGGCTAGCGACAGGTGACGGGGTAAGTACATACCTTGGAGACGGAACAAGCGGCGTCTTCCTCTGGGGCGCACAAGTAGAAGCAGGGAGCTTCCCCACCAGCTACATCCCGACCACCACTGGACCCTTGGCCCGCAGTGCGGATGTGTGCAGCATCACGGGGAGTGCTTTTAGTAACCTGTGGAACACTAGCGGTGGAACATTTCTTTTTGAGGGCTTCCTGATTCCAAGCACAGCAATTAACTTGAGGATGCTTTCTAGTGGAAGTAATCGCAGGTGGCTTTACGGAAACCAGTCGGGAGTTGGAACTGTTGCTGAAACCCTCACATTGTTTGATGGAACAAGCACCCCTAATTACTTCGCAAACGTAAGAATTGCTGTGAAATTCAAGATTGCTATTTCGGTTGAAGCATTGACCTGCAAAGCATCCTTCAACGGATCAGCCATTAGCACTGTCAGTCAAAACGGGAACCTTCTAAATTCCGTGACCCTTCTTGGGCTTTTTGAAAATGCATCAGGCTTCATCACTGGCGTGAAGTATTACAGGAAAAACCTTTCCAACCAAAAACTTCAAACCCTCACAGCACCATGACCGACTATCTCTTGAAATTCGCGTCCAAGCAGATTGCTGAGCAATTCGGCATCGCCAACGGCTTTGCTGCACTGGATGAGAACGGTGAGGTGCAGTCATCTCTCGCGTCCCACACCCATGCTCTCTGCGTTATTGGCGAACACAATGGCGACGGGCAATACTGGGTTCTCTTTCGTGACCTTGTAGGCATCCCGATTCCCGCAGGTGGCGAGCAGTTCATCTACTGGGCATCCGACTTTACCGTGGACGATGAGGATGGCAATCCTGTCTCAGTCCCCAGACCAATCTCTGATGATGTCCCTAGCACTTGGTGGGCATAACTATTACTATAATGACTGCTCAACAAACCTATTCACGACTTGAAGGTCTCCGTTATTCCTATCTGGATCGCGGTCGTACCTCGTCGAAACTTACGTTGCCCTATGTGCTGCCCGAAGAATCCTTCGGTCCTCATAGCCGACTTAATACACCCTTTCAGAGCGTTGGTGCGCGTGGAGTAAATAATCTCGCCAGTAAATTACTATTAGCACTCCTACCACCCAACGCTCCGTTCTTTCGTTTACAAGCAGACACCGCTGAACTGGCCAAATCTGGAACTCCTGAGGAAGTCCTTAGTGAGATCGAGAATTCCCTTCAGCGTGTTGAAGATCTGGTGATGGCTGAGATAGCTAAAGAGGCATACCGAGTAGCACTCCATGAAGCCCTCAAGCATCTCATCATCGCTGGAAACGCTTTGCTGTATATGCCAGAAGAAGGAGGTCTCCGTGTGTTCAACCTTAACCGCTTTGTCATTGAGCGTGATCCTATGGGTAACGTCTTGACGATTGCCACAAAGGAAACCATCTCACGCAAGGCTCTTGACCCAGAAGTCCACGAACTCCTAGAAACCCACGGTGCTTCCGAGAACGAGGCTATGGAGGGTGATATCAATCTTTACACAAGTATCCGCCGGGATGACAATATGTGGGAGATTACTCAAGACATCAACGGTGTTGTTCTCCCTAAGTCCGGTGGTAAAATTCCTCTTGATCGTAGTCCTTATATTCCACTTAGGTTCTCTAGAATCGACGGAGAGTCTTACGGTCGTGGATACGTAGAAGAATACTTAGGAGATGTCCAATCACTTGAAGCCCTCACTCAGGCAATCGTTGAAGGTTCTGCTGCTGCTGCCAAAGTTCTGTTTCTTGTGTCTCCTAATGGAACTACAAGGGCGCGTACGTTGGCAGATAGCCCTAATGGGGCCATTGTCCAAGGTAATGCAGCGGACGTTACCACGTTACAAGTCAACAAGTTCAACGACTTCAAGGTCGCACAGATGACTATGGATGGCATCAGGGATCGCCTTGGTGCTGCCTTCTTGCTTACCTCCGGTGTTGTACGCAGTGCCGAACGGGTAACCGCAGAGGAGATCCGTATGTTGTCACAGGAACTTGAGAGTTCCCTTGGTGGCCTCTATTCGTTGCTTTCAAATGAACTCCAGCTTCCATTGATCGAGCGATTGATGTACGTCATGGGTAAGTCCAAGAAGCTCCCTAAGCTTCCTAAGAACCTTGTCAGCCCTGTGATCGTCACGGGCGTTGAAGCCCTTGGTCGTGGTAATGATCTCAACAAACTTGACCAGTTCCTTGCAGGTGCTGCTCAGGTCGTAGGTCCACAAGCTGTTGCTCAGTTTGTTAACGTCCAAGAGTACTTTAAGCGTCGTGCGACTGCCCTTGGGATTAAAACCCTTGGGCTTATCAAGACTGCCGAGCAGCTTGCTCAAGAGAGCCAACAACAAATGGCATCACAAATGAGTGAGAAACTTGGACCAGCGGGAATTAAAGCCTTGAGTGATCAGTATAAACAAGCTAATAGTCCCGAACAGCAGCAACTCGATGCGGCTCAACAGGAACAATAACAACCAACATAAATGGCTGAACTACATACTACATCAATCAACGAGCCTACTGCCCGTGAACAAATGACCCTTGAGCAACAATCGGTCCTTATGGACGAAGCCAAGGCACAACAACCACAAGAGGAACCCAATGAGGAGACTCCTGTAACCGACGAGCGTCCCCAGTGGCTCCCTGAGAAGTTTGAATCCCCAGAGGAACTCGCTAAGGCGTATGCCAATCTTGAAAAGGAATACCACACAAAGAACCGCGAAGAGGAAAAGTCTCAGGTAAAGCTTGAGGCATCCGACGTGCAGTCCCGTGTTGGTGATGCTTTGAATTCCGCAAGTGCTGAGTATGCTGAACGTGGTGACCTCACTGAGGCATCCCTAGCTGCCCTTGAGAAGAACGGCATCTCCCGTGAGCTTGTTAAGACCTACGTCGATGGCTACAAGGCTTCCCAAGAGGCCAACACGAACGCCATCATGAGTGAAGTAGGCGGCAAGGACAACTATGGTGCAATGACCGAGTGGGCTTCTGGTGCGCTTACTGACTCAGAGCTTGCAGCCTTTAACCGTGTTGTTGAATCCAACGATGCTGACACAGCCAAGATGGCCATCAAGGGTCTCTATGCTCGCTTCCTGAGCGATGGTGGTTCACCCGTGAAACTCATGCAAGGCCAAGTGGCTGGTGGCGGTGTTACTCCGTTTAACTCCAATGCCCAAATGGTGGAAGCCATGAAGGACTCTCGGTATGCTAAAGATCCAGCCTATCGCGCTCAAGTTGAGAAAAGGATCTCCATCTCACGTATCTAAAAACTTATGCAAATCGTATCCTATCTCCTAGACAACGCATCGGCAATCATTCAGGCTTTGACTGCTGTGGTTACCGCTTGTTCCCTTATCGCTGCACTTACTCCTACCCCAAAGGACGATGGTGTTGTTAAGTGGGGCTACAAGATCATTGATCTGTTGGCTCTCAATGTCGGTAAGGCTAAGGATAAATAAACCCCTTTCTCTTTGTTTGTGTTATGGTGTTTGCAAGTCTCCTAGTAAAGGTATTGTGTGTTTTCCCTAAGCTAGGGGACTTGCTTTTCCGTGTGTACCATGAGTATGAAGAAGAACTTCTACGTCGCGCTTACAATAAGCATTCTGAGTCTATTGATGACTGGATGCGTACCGACGATAAAACAAAGTAAGATCCCCGTGTTCCTAGAGCGTCTCAAGAACGAGAGCTTCACAAAGGAACAAAAGGTAATCGTAGGTGATCTACTTCACTACGTTAATGACCTAGAAACCAAAGAGTAATTTCTTTCAGGCTGCTCTTGGCCCCACGCTTGGCCCGTCGTGGATAGCTTCAGCCGAAACGGTAAGGATTCCAAACCCTATCCGAGTCAACGGGCCGTCACTTTTGTGGTGGTTAGTTCAACAAGAGAACCCTGAGTTGTCTCAGGAAATGTAGGTCTCGATTCCTACACCATCACACCCCTTTCCCATTTAGCTCACTAATGAGTTAAAGAGAAATCGTCCATAAAAAGGATGACAATCTAAAAAGCTATAAAGCAAGAACTAGGCCCAGTGCGCTGGACAACCGAGTCGTTCTTTCTTTAACAAGTAAACGATAGTCGAACGTAATATACGGACACGCTTGTTAAACTAAATAAACTAAAAACTAGAATAATTATATGGCTAATGGTGCTACTACCCCGTCCAACCTTGGACAAATTAACGGTGCAGGTGATCGTGACGCTCTGTTCCTCAAAGTGTTCTCTGGAGAAATCCTGACCACCTTTGAAGAACTCAACGTGATGAAGGATCTGCACATGGTGCGGACGATTCAAAGCGGCAAGTCTGCTCAGTTCCCTGTGACTGGTATCGCAACTGCTAAATATCACACTCCCGGTCAAAACATCGCCGATGCGGATGCTGGCTATCTGAGTGGTATTAAGCACGCAGAAAAGATCATCACCATCGATGACCTGTTGGTTGCTTCGACCTTCATTGCGAATGTTGACGAACTCAAGAACCACTACGATGTCCGTAGCATTTACGCTAAGGAACTCGGCAAGGCTCTTGCAAAGCGTTTCGACATTGCAACCATGAAGACCCTTGTGGCTGCTGCGTTGACCTCTACGCCTTCCATCACTGGTGGATACGCTGGAACCAACCTTACCTCGAAACTCAGTGCAACCCCACTGGCTTCCGAGATCGTTGATGCCCTCATGCTGGCTGCTCAAAGCTTGGACGAAAAGGATGTCCCAGAGGACGAGCGTTTCGCCATCCTTAAGCCTCGTGACTATTACACGCTGCTTGGTTCGGATGAGACCGTTATGAGCAGTGACTACAGTGGTTCTGGTAATGTTGCTACTGGCAAGATCCCAACCATCGCTGGTATCCGCCTCTTCAAGTCGAACCACTTGGCTACCGTTACGGTGGCTTCCGGTTCTGCTGATGCTGACGATGCAAATGCTAAGAACGATGTCTTCGGTGCTTCTGGTGTCGGCTACAACGCTACTGACATTTCGGCAATCGAGATGATTGTTGCTCACCCAAGTGCTATCGGCACGGTGAAGCTCCTTGATCTTGCTACCGAATCCGAGTATCAAATTGAGCGTCAAGGAACGCTGTTTGTTGCTAAGTACGCTATGGGCCACGGTGTCCTGCGTCCTGAAGCTTCTGTCACGATTGGTTAATCGCTAATCCCCACTTGGCCCCCTTTAGTTCGTAAGTTCTAAAGGGGGCTTTCCTTTTGTTTGGGATTTACACTGTAGATCAAGGCGCACTTGACCTATGCTGTAAGTTCTATACAACTATACTTAAAATCACATATACATGGCTACACTTACATCAAAACTAGAGGCAGTTAATACGATGCTTGGTTATATCGGAGAGGCTCCTATTAACAGCATTGCAACTGCTACAGCCCTTCCGCTTTCGGCAGCGTTGGCGAAGAACATCCTTGATGAAGTGAGCCGTGAAATCCAATCGGATGGTTGGCAGTTTAACACCATCGAGAACTTCAAGCTCGCCCAAGGAATCCCCACAGGAACCTTTCAAGTCCCTGCAAATACCCTTCAAGTGGACGCAGTGGATCGCTCCTATGACATCGTTCAGCGTGGCTTGAACATCTGGGATCGCACTAAAAACACTGCGACGTTCACGGTGGACACACTCACGGTAAACATGACTTTCCTTTTGGACTGGGAGGATCTTCCAGAACAAGCAAGACGCTACATCACCATTAAGGCTGGACGGGTGTTTCAAGGGAGACTTGTGGGATCTAGGGAACTTGAGAGCCTTATCATGCGTGATGAGATGATGGCCAAGGCTCGCCTAGAGGAGACCGATGGACGCAACTCTGATATTACTATCTTTGACAACTACGATGTTGCCAGCCGTGTTGGTATTAATCGCAGCGGAGATATCTCTTAAATCTTATGGCAAACATTACAACATCCGTATCCAACTTGGTCGGAGGAGTTTCTCAGCAGTCACCTAAAGTCCGCTTTGTGGGCCAGTGCGAGGAGCAGATAAACGCCCTTAGTTCCGTCAGTGACGGCCTAAAGAAACGCCAGTGTACCCGTGTGATCCGTGGTGTTGATGGGATGTCCTTTAAGTCCACCGATTTGGTTCACTTTGTGAATCGCTCAGAGACTGAACGGTACGCTGTTGTTCTTAACTCAGAGGTTGCACGGGCGTTCAATCTTATCACTGGTGATGAGGCGACGATCAATGGAGTCACTGGCGGTTTCCCGTTGCCCAACTATCTTGTCACAAGTGATTCTAGGAAGCTCATTAAGCCTCTTACGTTGGCTGACTCGTCGTTCTTCTTGAACACCACGGTTTCCCCAGCGATGACTGAGGATAAGACGGAGGCTATCAGTGACTCTGAGGCTTTGGTGTTTATCAAGCAAGGGGACTACCAGAAGAACTACCAGTTGAACTTCAACGGCCAGAACTCTCGAAGAGCCAAGATTACCCCTGTGTGGACCGAAGGAGTTTCCGACCTGTATAATTTAGTTGGCTTCACTATTCAAGATTCTGGAGTAGGATACAACTCGGCGTTTCCGCCTGTAATCACGCTGTCTGATGTAGGATCAACTTATAAAGCATTTAAGTACATCGTAAACATCAACAACACTACTGGTGAAATTGTTTCGATTACTGTTACAACTGTTGGAACGTATTTTAAGCAAGGAACGGCAACGATGTCCTATCCTCAATCAAGTGCCTCTAGTGCTGTCATTAACTACGTATCAGGAGTTTCTACAACAGCAGCTAACGCTGACACAACTACCATTGCGGTTGGGTTGGATACTTTGATTACCGCTGGAACAGCTACGGCTCCCGCTGTATCAACACCTGTCGTACACCAGAACTATGACCACACGGTACTAGGAAACACCATTAAGTTCACCCATAAGCTCGGAGAAACCTTCTACCTTGCAAGTACCGATGGGTTAGCCAATGCTGCTATGGGTGTTGTCTTTAAGACTGTGGATGACCTCAGTGATCTCCCAGTAACGTCCTTTAACAACTTCAGGGTGGCCGTAAGAGGAGCTATCGACAGCAAAGAGGATGACTACTTTGTTAAGTTCAAGACGAACGATGAAGGATCATTTGGTGCTGGTGGTTGGATTGAGGATGTTGGCTCTGAGATCTCCTATAAGATTGATCCAGAAACGATGCCACAACGACTTGTGAACACAGGTCTTAACGCCTTTGAGTTCAATGAGGTTGCTTGGAATGATCGTGTTGTTGGCAACGATGACTCTAATCCACTTCCATCGTTCATCGGGAAACCCTTGAACAACTTGTTCTTCTTCAAGAATCGCCTTGGGTTCCTTACGGACGACACGGTGATCTTCAGTGAAGCTGGACAGTTCTTTAACTTCTTCAGGACTACCGTGCGTACCTTGTTGGACTCAGACCTCATTGATGTCTCTGCTGCTTCCACCAAGATCTCCAAGTTGTTCTCAGCCGTAGGATTCCAAGAGAACCTTATTTTGTTTGCTGACCGTGGGCAGTTCGTTGTTAAGAGTGGCGACACCTTGACCTCTAAGAACATCTCGATCACCGCAGTAACCAACTACGACGTTGATACCTCTGCGGAACCTACTGAGCTTGGAGCCTATGTTTACTTCTCGTTCACTCGTGGTAAATTCCTTGGTATCCGCGAGTTTCGCTTGGATGCCTCCAGTATGACTTACGACTCCGCTGACATCACTTCACAGATTCCTTCGTACATCGAAGCAGGATCAAGCGTGAAGATCGCAGCGTCCTCTACCGAAAGCCTTATCGCAGTCCTTTCACGCACCTCTACAACAAATACCCTGTACATCTACAAGTACTACTGGAGTGGTAACGAGAAGGTCATTTCAAGTTGGTCTAAGTTCACGATGTCGATGGACATCTACGGGATTGAGTTCATGAACAGCACCTTGTACATCCTTGGAAACAAGGAGAACAAAGCGATGCTTACGTACATCAACATGGAGGAACAACGGACTGAGACTGACACCCTTGGGAACTTCTCGTACCACCTAGATCTCCTTGAGAAGGTCACAAGCGGCCCTACGGATTACATTGATCTTTCCTACAATATCACCGAAGGGGACGTTGTTGAAGCCTACGATGAAAAGGGAATCAACATCAAGATTGATCACGTAGTGGGCAACACGGTGTACCTAGAACGCCCCGCAACCTGCTTTATTGGTCTCAGGTATCCTATGGAGTACACCTTCAGTGAGCCTGTGTTTAAGCAGCAAGGGGGACCACAGGGGACTCCTTCGGGTCTTACTAGGTTCATCCTACGTAACGGTGTTGTCTTCTTCTCCGATGCTGCTCACTTTAGAATCGAAGTAACACCCGTGGCTCGTGATACGATGACCGTGGATTTCACGCCTAGTATCGTTGATGTGTCCCGCGCTGGCACTATGATCTTCAAGGATGGAGCAATGCGGTTTTCAATCTTTACAGAGGCCAAGGATTCCGTTATTAAAATCATCAATGACAGCGCATTCTCAGCCAATTTCCAATCAGCAGAATTTGAAGCAAACGCCCACACAAGGGCTTCCCGATACGCTTAGGAGTTACCAAAAGTGCATCATTAGGTCTTCTGTGGTTGACGATATCAAGCCCATTGCGGAAACCATGAGACCCTTTGATTCCCTTGAGTGTCACTGTGGTGGCCACAGCCCTGAGGATGCACTGAGGATTGGCCTTACACTCGACCTGTGTACCTTTACGATCTGCTGTAGGTTCGATGGGACTCCATTGGCTATGTTTGGCTGTGGTGGAGAAGACACCGATGAGCCTTATATCTGGGCGTTAGCGAGTGACCTGTTGGTTCCTAGAGCAGGACGGGATTTCATAAGGCACAGCCCTGAGTGGATCAAAGCGATGCTTAAGGCTGTCGGAGGAACCGCTTGTAACTACGTACACGCTGATAATACTGATGCAACCCGTTGGTTGCTTTATTGTGGTGCTGAGTTCTCCGACGAAGTCTTTCTTAAAAATAATCAACCTTTCATAAAATTTACAATTACCCAAGATGTGTGACCCTATAAGTATCTCGCTAGCTGTTGGAGCTTTAACCGCAGCGTCTTCAGCCGTTGGACAAAAGCAACAAGCAGACGCTCAAGAGCAACAACAAAAGCTAGCGTCTCAACAAGAGCGACAACGGTATCTTGAGGAGGTTACATCGTTACGTCAGCAGCAAGCACAAGAACAAGTTGCCAAGTCTCAGCGGATGCAAGAGGCTGAACTAAAGGGCAAGGAAGCCAAAGCGTCCGCTGTTGTAGCTGCTGGTGAGGGTGGTGTTGCTGGACTAAGCGTGGAAGCACTTGTGGCCAACATCTCCCGTAAGGAAGCCACCTATGCGTTCTCTGAGCAGAAACAAGCTGAGATGATGAACACGGCTCGCACAATGGAACTTCAATCGGCTGGCTCTGGATACCAAAGGAATATGCTCAGTATTAACAAACCCATTACTCAACCCAATTATGTTAATGCTGCATTGGAAGGTGTTCAATCAGGAATGAGTGTATACTCGACAGCACAAAAGGCTGGCCTTACAACCCCTAAAGCTCCTTAATTTTTATGACACAAGAAGAACTTCTTAAAGCACTCAAGGGCGGCGGTGGTCGTGAACAAGTAAACTTTGATCTAGGTCAAGTTGGCTTACGTCCCACGATTCAACGAGGTGGACAATATAACGTGCAGGTTCAACAAACGCCCCAAACGAACCCTGCGCTTCAACTTGCGGAGGTTTTCAAAGATAGCTCTAAGCTCCTCAATAACTTCGTAGATATCCAAACGAAACAAGGAGAGATCGAGGCCAACGCCTTGACTCCAGAAGAGGTTATCAAGCGTGTTGAACAAGGAGACCCTAATGCTGGCAGCTTCCTAGATAAGCTTGGGAAAGAGAAGACGTTTGTTGAGACAACCTATAAGCGGTATTACAACTCAACGGTTCAACCAAAGCTCACAGCACTTGCGGAGGAACTTAAGAATCGCCCAGTTCACGAATATGCTGACCAAGGGATCACAACCCCAGAGGATTTTAAGGCTTACGCAGAGGGACGTGTTAAGGAACTTACGGATCAATTCAGTAAATACGCCGACAAGAGTCCCTATGCCCAGTCAATTCACAACCAGTTGATCGAGGAGGTTGTTCCTGATCTTGTTCAACGACAAGTGTCGAACTTTGATGCAGGGATTACCAAGTTTAACAAAGACGAAGCAATAGCAAATCTTCCTATACTCGGTCCAGAGAACGGTGTTTCTTTAGAACCGCCTACAGGGAAAGCTAGGAGTTTTAACGAGCAACCAAGGGGGACTATCTATGGATGGGAAAAGCCGGGCGACCCCACTTACGATGAAAACTCTGCAAATTCTATCGGAGCTAACGCTTCGACTGATGAACAAA